GAACCACCAAGATTTTGTTCCAGCTCACCAAACTGCTGAACAATTTCCTTGCCAAGTTTTATTGTTGCAGCTCCTGCAGCTACAGCTACAGAACCCATAGCAGCACCTATACCTTTAAGCACACCGCCTAACTTTTCAAATTTACTGCCTGCATTATCTGCAGATTTACCGGACTCTTCTAACTCATCTCCAAGTTTGTCAGCTTCCTTAGCAGACTCCTCAAGCTCCTTTTCCATATTATTAAGCTCCGCTTTTGCATTGTTAAGTTGAATAGCCCAGTTCTGTGTCCTTCTGTCTGTTTCTCCAAAGGATTCGGAAGCATTCTTCAAGGCAGCTTCAAGGGTGCTGACTTTATCCTTTTGTGCGTCAATTTCTTTATTCAGAACATTATTTCTTGATGTCAAAGCCTGAATTGATTTATCCTGCTTATCAAATTGAGATGACACCAAATTCATTTCAGAACCAAGAACCTTGAAACTCTGGTTTATATCACTTAACGCTTTTTTAAATTCTCGTTCTCCCTCAACACCAATCTTGAGACCAAAGTTGTCCGCCATGCTTTCACCTCCTTATTTTTAGGCATAAAAAAGACACCCTAGTTTTTCAGAGTGCCTTATTGTACTAATTTATTTTTAATAAATAATTAAAATAATTCTTCCATCTCTTCGTTTTGAAATATTATATCATCTTCCAAATATTCATAATTATTTTTAGTTGTATAATAAATCATTTTAGATGCTCCAGTATATAATACTGAACCACCAACGATCCATGCAGAATTGAATAATTCATCTAACTTATTTTTTGCTCTTTCGTAAAATATTTTTAAAAATTCTTCGTAGTCATGTTCAATATAGGCATCAAACCCCTCAGAAAAATACTCAACCATTTCTCGTTCTGATTTAAAATCAAAAGCAACAATAAGATTTCTATCTGCCATAAGAACTTCGAACAATCTATATTTTATTTTTTGAATTAATGTATAAGTCCAATCGTAAGGTAAAGCAGACAGCCCAGATGAAAAGGAAAAAATAAAAATTTCTCTAGCTAAAAATTTTTCGGCTAATAAGGTATTTTTATTTACAAATTTATTAAATAAAACACCTCTCTTTGGTCGATTTTTATAACCAAAGTTTCGCCAAACATCATCATCTAAAATAATTTTAAATGAAATTGTGCATAAATTAATAATAAATTCTTCACTGCTATTATAAGTATTTTCTTTTTTCATCAAAGCACCTCCATGATTTACCTCAGTTTTCAAGATATTAACTGCACCTTAATAATTCTAAATAAATATAAATTGTTCCTTCAGTAATTTATTTCTAATATTTACATACTTTAATTTAAATAAAAATCATATCTTCGTCAATTTAATTGATTCATTATCCCATGACTCTTTAATATTAGTAAAGCTTAAAAAATATCCAATTGTGATTAAATCAAACAAATTAAATAATAAAATAACTACTTCCTTTATTTTTTTAATCAAACGGCTTAATTGTTCAGCTTCATCATTGATTCCATCTCCCATATATTCTTTCCAAATTATATTTATATAGTTAATAAATATTGTATCAGTAGAATAATGGGCATACCCCTCACTTGATATCTTTATTATTAACTCTTCGTCTTTTAATTGCTCAACTATTTTGGAGATATTATCTAAATCTCTTTTCTTATATGGGTAATGAAATGCTTGATTTCTAATTTTATTAAGAACCTTATAAGAAAACGAATCTGTTCCATTTCCACTGTTGCATTCCACTAACTTGTTATACTTTTCTTCAACCTTTTTCCAATTATTCATTGATTTTAATTTATTCTTATAAAATTCATTTTGTAATACTTCATATGCAAGCATATACGCATTTTTTGTAATACCCAAAGATAGTTTAAATATAAACACACTCATATAAGCATCTTCCTTATTTTCGTCAAGAAGCATATTTATATTATTCAAATCGTCTCTTGCAGTCAAAATCGACAACATAATCATATCAAAATGGTTATTGCTATCAAATAAATCAGACGGTATAATTTTTATTTCTTTTACATCTTCTGCCATACTTTTCTCCATAAAGTATTCTTTTTATTCAATATAAAAATTAGCAATCCTTTATTATTTCGTTCATTTTTTTTAAAAGCATAGTTTAAATTCTTCAAAATATTATAACCTAAATATTGGAAAAATACAATCCTTATATTCCAAGCGGAATAACTTCATCGATGAACAATTCAACTTTAGGTTTTGCTATACCAATAAACTGTTTGTGTATCTCCCACTGATCTAAAAGATCTCCAATAGTCATAAACCAAACATTTTCTTCGTTTCTGCAAAGCTGGGTAACCCCATAATAAATTAGTCGAGCAAACAACTCTTCATCGCTTACTCGACTAATTCGTTTTTTGATTCAGTTTCCTCGGATTCAACATATCTCTTTGTGCCTTTAAACATAGCTTCTAATATTGCTTCTTTATATGTTGTCAAATCAAGAGGAGATGTAAGAATCTCAACATCTTCCTCTGTAAGAAGCTCTCTTTTTTCGCCATTCAAGCGATTGTATATAAGGACACTTTGGTTTGCAAGCAATGTTATGAGCCATACTATTTCATCAAGAGCCATTTCAAAGTTCTCTGATTTCATAAGCTTTTCACCAAGATTTTCAAGACCGCCATACCTTTTTGCAATCTCCTTAGTTGCTCTTGTAGTTAAGATAAGCCTATATTAAACATCTCCTATCTTGATGATACTGCTCCTGTCATCATCCATATCTTAATACCTCCTATGGCGTAACGGTAAATTCAGGCTCATAAACTTCAGTGAACCATCCTGTTATAGTTGCTGCTAAAACCCCGGTATCATCTTCATTTACTTCAGCTTTCCAAGGGTGGTTCCCATTATCATCAACCTTATTTCTCCTCATTACAGTTCCTTCTATCGTAGGTGTCTGAAATGTTATATTGTCACCTTTAGTTTGCAGATTTGTTGCCGGTATTCCAAACTTAACCTTGTATAGCCAGAAATATCTATACTTTCCGTTTGCTTTCTTTGCCCTGAAGCCAATTGCTACGGGGTCACCGCCATCTTCACTTGTTGATATTAATACCTTGTTATCATCAATCTTAGCTCCAGTTAAATCTCCGGCGGCGGTTGAGCCTATATCATCAATTCCAAGTGAAAGCTTCCCATTTTTAAATTCTTTAACTACAACGGCAGCTCCGTCATCAGCATAAAGAATTGCTTCAGCAAGCTCAATTGATAAATCCGCTTTTATCGCTTTTGCAAGTTTTACCGGTGCTGCATAAGTTTCTGCACCTTCAACACCTTCAGTTATTTTTGAATAATATAAACTATCAAGTCCTATTGTTGCCATATAAAATACCTCCTAATAAGAAAACTCCATTGCCACATCTATTATGTAGTGATGGAGTTTAGTGTCTTTTTCAAATTCAATATATCTTCTGTTTGTTATTGTAAAATCTGCCTCAATCAATAAATCAGTTATATCTTTTACTAACTTAAGATAGTTTCCTTTTGTATAAATAGCAAGTTCAACCTCGTTTATTTCAATACCCGGCTTATTGTCTGCAAACACATCAAATCCGTCATACAATGGAATTATGATAATAAAACTTACTGCATTCTTGTCTACGTTTTCGTTTATTGATACGGGTATATTAAGAGATTGTAGTGTGTCTCTAATAAGTTCATATATGCTCACAACTTATCAACCTCCGCTTCAAATACTTCTTTCATTTTTTCTATGCAGGCTTTCTTAGCCTTAGAGCCGCTTGGTTTAAGCCATGGTCTTGCTACCTGGTTGGACTTCCCATGCTCAAGAACAGAGGCTTTAAGTGCATTGGACACACCTTTGCTATCTATTCCTTCACACCCTACCTTTATACTCCAATTTCCGTTTCTATCTAAAAACGGCCATGTAATTCTAATAGATTTTAGTAAATCTCCCTTTGACCTCGATTCTTGTTTTGTATCCCTTCCAATAGAATCTTTAAGATTTTGTTTTGCTACATCATATAGAGGTTCTGCTCCTTCTTGTAATACCTTTTTAATTACTTCATCAGATTTTTCACCGAGCTTAGTCATCTTTTCAAGTATTTCATCAGGAAGTTTGTAATTCACTACTGCCATCTACAAAACCTCCTTTGCAATGATAGTTGTGATTCCTTGTCTTTCATCCTGTAATATAGACTGAATGTTAAATACCCTTTCATCACATTTAATTCTCATTATTGTTCTTAATCCTCTGAGATACCTGATATATATCTTGCTTGTTACTTCCGACAAATCCTGTGCTGAATCAAAATACTCTCTTCCGGATACAGGGGTGATATCAGCCCACACTTCAGCAAAAGGAATCCACTCCTCTGATACAAATCCGTCATTATCTGTAAACTTAATTAAATCTTCTATTTCTATCCTGTAGCGCATTCTGCCTACCTTCATCAGAATATCTCCTTTCTGATTCCAAACAGCAAATATGAAAGTGTTTGCGTCAGTTCTTTATGATCTGCTTTTTCCCGGTTCTCATAAAGGTATGTAACTCCATATAGAACAGCTGTTTTTAAAGTTTTAGGAATAGTCTCAAGCTCTGTAAACTCCTGTCTAATAATATCCTTACATAAGTCTTCCGATGTTTTTAACAAATCAGTGATGAGTGTATCTTCATCACTATGGTCAATTCTAAGAAACAACTTTGCTTCTTCAAGAGTTGCAATCATACACTCATCCTCCTCTAAAATTATTCACCGTCTGCTTCTACTGTAATAGTTGCTACTTCTGAAGTAATGCTTGTCGCACCTGTTGATGCAATAACGCAGTAATAGTAATATGTCCCTTCTGTCAATTCTTGTGGAATTGAAAATTCATTTGATGTTGCAGCAGCTATTAATGTTCCACCTTCGTTGCTGTCTGTTGCATTACTGTACCATTGGTAGGTCAAATCAAGACCGCCTGTCACCTCTGATGTTACAGATACACTCTCGGTTATTGATCCCTCCGTTACCATCAAATCTTCCGGTTGGCTTATAATAGTGATAACTGGAACATCAACAGTTACAGTGGATGCCTCTGATGCAACGCTTAATGCATCAAGAGAACTAACAACGCAGTAGTAGTAGTATGTTCCTTCTGTCAGGTCTATAGGAATTGAAAACTCGTCTGATGTAGCTCCTGTTACAAGCGAACCACCAGTATTAGCTTTAGTTGTATTGCTATACCACTGATAGCTTATGTCACCCTCCGGTGTTACTTCAACAACTATTGAAAGACTCCCGCTTATGCTCCCTGCTATAACAGCTGCGTCCTCAGGTTGTATAGTTATTGTTATGACCGGGCTCTCACTTCCCATAATTCCGGAGGCTTTCATCTTTGCGAGAAGTCTATTAAAGTCAGTCACCAGCCCAGCAACATTCTCAGCAACACTGTCAGCTTGAAATGATACTTGTTTAGGTAGATTATCCGGTGAAAACTCTAATTCTTCAAATGTCAGCTTACCACCTTCAGCTATATTTAGTTCTCCTCCTATTACAGTTTTTTCACCGCCTTGCTCCGTGTAATTCTTTGTATTATATCCCATAAGGTTTCCTCCTTAAAATCGAGAAAGGCAGCATACCACTGCCCTTCATATTTACTATGCCTTCTGTTGAAGCACTTTTATTGCTTCAGGTAGTATTAGCTTTCCATCAACTCTTTGAGTTGCCATGAAACCAACCTGACCGGTTACAGCAAATAATTCATTCAATCTCTTAAATGATCTTCCTTGTCTGTCAGCAACCCAGTAATAACCAAAGTCACCAAAAGCTATGGTCTTAGCAGCAGCTTCAATCTTTGGAACATATACTGATGTCTTCACAGGTCTGTTAAGGATTGTATCCGGTGCTCCTGCTGTTATAGATGGCTGCCAGATATACTGTCCATTTCCATCTTTCAATTTTCTTATAGCTTTTACAGTGGAATCATTCATAACAAAAACAGCTTTTTTCCTATAAGGAGATTTAAGGCTGTAGAATAAATCCATTAGCTCATCAACTGTTATTGCTGTTGCAGATGCAGCCGTCACCCCAAGCTGTCCTCCATTTGTAGCATGGAAAATACCAGTAGGCTTTCCAGAGCCATCACCTATGAAGAATGCTTCCTCTTCCTTTGTTCCAATCCTTCTTGCAAACTCTTTTGCTATATAGCTTTCTAAATTAAAAACACTATCATTAAGGAGTTCTTCCGATACCTTAATCATAGTGGCCAATTTGTATGCTCCAATTGAAACTTGTGCAAATGCATCATCGCTTTCTGTTATTTCTCCTTCCTCATCAACCCATGCGGCAGTTCCTTTAGTTGCAACAACTGGGATTTTCCTATCTCCAGATGATGTAGTTATAATCTTTGCCAGAGTTCTAAAGATATTTTCTTCTTCCAATGCTTCAATTAGTGTTCTTTCAAATTCATCAGGTACAAGATATCCTCCCTCTGAATCTTCTCCCACTTCAAGAGCGTTTATAACTTGGAAGGTTTTCTTGTTTCTCATTACATTCCAGAATGCTTCCTTATATTCTGCTGATGCCCTTCCTGTCTTTGTTTCGCTATTTTGCGACGGTTTGTTAACAATTGGAGAGTTAACTGGCTTTGAAAGTTCAAGGTCTATTGCAGCTTGTCTTTCCAATCTCTCTATCTCTTTTCCAAGGTTTACTACCTCTTCTTCCATCTTTTCATAGGTGGATGTATCTTCCAAAGATATTAAACCATCATTTCCTCTTCTTGAATCTAAAAAAGCCTTGGCTGCATCCCAGGCTTTCGCTCTTTTTTCTCTCAATTCTAATATTTTGCTCATGTTTTTCCTCCTAATATTTTAATAATTTTAATCTCTTGTCTAAATTTTCAATTGTTGTTCCCGTTTGCTTCTTCTGAGGAAGCTTATCGAGTAACGAGTTCACCACTGCCATCTTGCTAAATATTGCACCTTCAATTTCAAAGTTCTCATCCTCTTGCAGGAACAATATTTTATCTGCAAAGCCAAGTTCCACAGCCTTCTTGGCGTTGAACCAACTTTCCTGGTCCATCAGGTGAGATAGTTTTGTCCTTGAGAGGCCTGTCTTTATTTCATAGGCATTAATTATTGATTCCTTAACTTCATTAAGCATTTCTATTGCCTTTTCCATTTCGACTTTGTCTCCAAAAGCTATAGTCATTGGATTGTGAATCATCATCATGGATACAGGTGACATAAATACATCAGTTCCCGCCATTGCTATGACAGATGCCGCACTTGCCGCTATGCCATCTATCTTGACTGTCACATTACCCTTATAGTCCATCAGCATATTGTAGATTTGAGATGCAGCTATGCAGTCACCACCCGGACTATTAATCCAAATGGTTATGTCTCCTTCTGCTGCATTCAATTCTTGCTTAAAAATTTTTGGTGTAATGTCATCTTCAAACCAAGTTTCAGTGGCTATTGCACCGTCAAGGTACAATGTTCTTCCCTCTTCATTTTTAACCCAGTTCCAAAATTTCTTATTCAATTTTTTCTACCTCCTTTATACGGGATTTAAAAAAGCATACTCACCAAATAGCTCAATTGCTTTTTGGTTGTATGCTTTAGCTGCTTCTATTAATCCTTTTTCTGTAGGTGGGAAATACCCTAAATATGTCCTTGCATTATTACAATTAATATAAGCCATTATCCTATTGCTTCTTTTATCGTAGCAAGTTCCTTTATATCCGGTTGTGTTATTACTCATTAATCCTTTATTGCATTGATTTTGTTGATGTGTAGCAAACCTTAGATTGCACCTTCTGTTGTCAAGCTTATCTCGATTAATATGATCAACTTGCTGATTGTCACTTGCATTCATGATTAATCTATGAAGTGTAAGACACTTCCCTTTAAAACAAGTTCTCACTTGTCCTCTGTAATCATTTACTGACCACGTATATGATTTAATCAAATCATAGTCAGCATGATCAAATATGAATGACTTTCCATTACTATCTAGGCACCTCATATATGTGCCTTCGTCAATGTATAAATTACGTCCTTCAATTCTTCGTGGTTTTTTAGCTATTTTTATCACCACTATTCTTGTTAGCAAATGCCCTCGCATCCTTGAGTTTTGTCATGTTACCGTTTATAATATGAAGATTTCCTCCTTCTTCGTCTGACAATAGGTTGAAATTTTCTAAATTCCTAACCTCATTTATGCTATAGATTCCATTTTGTATTCCTATTGAATATCCCTGCATTCTTGATGCGAAATCGCCTCGAAGCAACCCTTCAGCTAGAAAGCTAACAAAGTATTCTTTTTTTTCATCCTTTAAAAATAGGGATTTGTTAATTGACTGCTCTATTCTTACCAACCATGGTCTTATTGTATGGACTACAAAGTCTATGCTCTGATATTCAATATTAGAAAATGTTGCTCTCTCTAAATTACCTACAAGATGCAGGGGCACTCTGAATATCCTGCATATCTCTTCAATTTGAAATTTTCTCGTCTCTAAAAATTGTGCCTGTTCAGGTGGTATTCCTATTTGTTGAAACTTCATTCCTTCTTCAAGCACAGCAATTCTATGTGCGTTGCTGCTTCCCTGATATACTTGATTCCAACTGTCCCTGATTTTCTTTGGATCTTTAACCACTCCGGGATGCTCCAAAACTCCTCCCGGATTTGCCCCATTTGCGAAGAATGATGCACCATATTCTTCTGTTGCCATGGCCATTCCTATTGCATTCTTCGCCATGGCTATGGGTGAGTAACCTATGAGACCATCAAATCCAAGACCAGGTATGTGAAGGACATCATCTTTATTAAAAATATACACACCTTTGTCTGAATGATATTCATAATACAACTCTCCAGATGTGTTTCTGTCGACTCTCATCTTGTCTGGCAGTAGTGGATAAAGTGCTACAACTTGCCCTCTTCCATCCCTAATTATTTGTGCATAAGCATTTCCCCATAATAAAAGATGACTCATAAGTGTCTCTCTAAACACAAATGAAGTCATCTCAGGGTTTGGTTCATCATGAAGCAGATAGTATAGCTGATGCTCTGTAGCTTTTTCCTTGCCATCTTTAGTGTATTTGTATGTGTGAAGCGGTAGGCTCGCAATTGTTTCAGCAAGGATTCTTACGCAGGCATAAACAGCTGTTGTCTGCATTGCTGTCCTTTCATTTACCGTCTTTCCGCTTGATGTGATTCCAAAGAAAAATTCATACACACTTCCCGGAAGATAATTCTTAATTGGTTTATCTCTTGATTTAATGAATCTATTTAATATCGGTATTTGCATCTGTTCACCTCCTGAAAATGAGTATAAAAAACACCTGCTAATTTGCAGATGCTTGAATGAAATTTGCAATCAAAAGAACTTTTAATAGTCCATATTACATTTCAAAATCGTCTTTTTCATGATATTCATAATATTCTTCAATTTTGTGTCTAATATATCCTGTATACTCTTCATTCCGCAAATATTTTTCATATTCAAATTCTTCTAAGTAAGTTATATTATCATCTATATCAATCATAAAATCTGGATAATACAAATTAGGGTATCTATAAAAATCATCCATTTCCTCTATAGGAATCATTCCGTTATATTTATTTGTACCTCCAAAGAAATCATTGTCTCTAAACTTTTCAATTGAATTGTAATACTTTACAATGCCAATACCAAAATTCTCAACGCTCATTAATTCTTCAATATCCTTTACTTCCACTCGTTCCCTAGATTGTTTTGCAATCTCTGTAACTACTTTTTTAAATTCTTTCGCTTGCCTTTCCTGCTCTGCAAGCTTTTCTTGACGTTTCTGTTCTGCTTGCATTTCCTGTTCTACAAGTTCTTCCTGTCGTTTCTTTTCTGCTTGCCTTTCCTGCTCTGCAAGTTCTTCCTGACGTTTTTGTTCTGCTTGCCTTTCCTGCTCTGCAAGTTCTTCCTGACGTTTCTTTTCTGTTTGCCTTTCCTGCTCTGCAAGTTCTTCCTGACGTTTCTTTTC